TTTTAAATCTAAAATTATAGCCATAACAAAATTATACCTTTTTATCTATCGGGCGTTATTTTATTAGTTTTCTTGCGTCACCTTTTGAAATATTGTACTTTTTAGCCGTCATTGCTACATCTATCTCATTACGCAACTCTATTAACGCCCAACCCTCTAAATCTGTTAATGTTCTTTTACCTATTTTTTTGCCCTTAAATCGTCTTGGCTTTGCTAGAAAACCTTTTGCATTCGGGTATCTTGCTCTAAATGAGGCAATAAATTCTTTTGTTTTTGGAGTTCCCTCCATTCCTTTTGTTTGCCAATGCTTGCCTGCTTTTGTTGTTCCTGAACCTGCCTCAAAAGGTACAAAATGAGCTTTCTTAATGTCATACCCATCTTCCAAATATGAGGCATACTCCATATTATTTTGTAAGGTTATACCGTAATTTTCACCGTCTTTTATTACTTCTGCGTGCCAATTCCGCTTATATGCCCCTGTGTCAACCAACTTTTCATAGTCGGTCAATTCAACGGCAGTCTTTTCAGCGTGTTTTGCGCCCCATCCTGCAACCTGTTTAAATACTTTAGGCACATTTTCGCCTAATGTTTCCAACTTTTTTGCATAGTCTTTAAAATTTAAGGATAAACTCATTATGCCACCTTATTTACTTCACAATGTGTCTGTATCGTAAAAGGGTATTTTTGGCTTTCACCGGCTCTTAATTTTATTGTTTTACCACTTACGCCCTGCGTTACTACAATAACATCATTTTTGTTTATTGTAACATTCTGTTTTGTGTCTATGAATAACACATAATCTAATAACACTTTGGCGGTACTGTCGGACTGATTTACAGGGCTTAATGCTTTAACCGATAAATGACAAGGGATATTAGAATAAATCACCGTTTCGGGCAAGTAAATGACCTCTCCGTTAATATTTGTTTTTGTTGGTCTTTTTATTGTGCATCTGTCGTTTCTGAACATCTTATTGCCCCTATAATTTGCTTAAATCCCTCTAATTTACCGCCGTATTTTGCAGAAGTTCCGTTTACGGTTACTGTTTCAGCACTTCCGCTAAGGTTAATTGACATATCGCCCTCACGGTATGATGTTATATTGCCGTCAAAACCTAATGCGCTTTCGCTGAACCCCCGTGCATTTAATTCATTTACAATAACATCCGCTAACGGTAATTCCATACAAGACGGTACATCTTTTCTGTAACAATAAGCCAAAACCTCGTTAATTATCATTTCAATTTGTAAGTCCAGCTTGGCACTGTCCTCAAAATCACCAAGTGTTAATACATAAGCCTTAATAGTGTCAAAGTTATCAATAGTCATAAATTTACTCCGTTTTATACTATCTTAGCATATAGGGAAAGGGGGTAATTAAACCCCCTTTTTGCCACCCTTTTTTGCTTTCGGTTTTACTTCTTCGATTTCTTCAACTTCTTCTTTTTCTTCTTCAACCTTTGCAGGCTTTTCATCTTTTATTTCTTCATAGCCTAATTTTTTGAAAAATGAAAGTTCGGAAGTTTCACAAAATCTAGTTACACCGTCTAAATAAATTTTGTGCATTTATGCCTCCTTATTTTGTGTGAACATAGATGCCCGAGACTTTGTTTTCTAAAACAAATGAATCGTGGTACAATCTGTAATCAAACTGCCAAGCATCTTTGCTTTGGTTTTCATCAGGTGTAAACAATTTAGCTACATTTGATTTTGTTACGTTGTAGCAAGCGTTTCTATCCATAACGATAAAGTTAATGTCAACGCCTGTTGAAGCAGTTTTGCTATATCCACCAGCTGAAGAAGTTGCACCAGCATCCAATGTAATACCTTTGTAGAATCTTGTTTGAGGTACACGAACGATTTGAATACCATTGTAAGATTCTACAATGTTATTTACATTGTTTTCACCGTTAGAAGTAGAATAACCAATGCTATCTGAAAGTAATTGAGCAACTGTCGGAGTTGCAAAGATTACCATTCTTGCACTATCAACTTCATTTTCTTGTAATGCAACGATACCAGCATCAACGGCAGCTTTTGCAGTTGAAGAAGTCAATGTTGCACCTGAAGAAGGACCTTGTACGCCTTCTGCAGATGCAATTTTGTTAAAACGATAAGCATCAACTTCAGGGATTACATAGCTTCTTAAGTATTCGCCAACCATACGACCTGCAACTAAGCCCAATGATTCAACGTTGTCCATTCTGTCTAATGAGAAACGTCTGCCTCTGTCGTTAGCAAATGTATGGGTTTCCCAAGTTAATGTAATATCCCCAGCAGGATAGCCGTTTGCTTTTGAGTAGTTGCCTAAACCTACCATTGCAAGTTTAGCAATTTTAACTACGTTTGCGTCAGCAGTTTCTTGTACAAATTCTGCTGGTGCTTCTAAGATAGATGTTTTTGCCTCTACTTTGTAAACTTCATCAATAAGAGGTAAAAATTTTGTTGTCAATGCAATTGAGTTTGCCATTTTTTAAATCTCCTTTTTAAATTACTTTAACCCAAAGGCTTGTCTTAGTCCTGTTGCTTCGGGGTCTGCCTTGCCTTTGTTCGGAACGGTTGATTGTACTCCCCCCTCGAACGTTGCCTTTTTAACTCCGTCAATCATTTCCTTGAAAGCCTTAACCTTTGCTTTTGTCGCTTCCATATCTTTTGGTACAAAGCAAAAATCGAGATTAGATAAATCAACCCCCATTTCAGACATTACCTTTCTTGTTTCATCTTTTTGGCTTGCAAGTGCGTTTATATCGGCTTGCTCCTGATACTTGGTTTTGTATTCCTCTAACTCTGCGGTTAGCTTTTCAGTTTCCGTCATACTTGCTTTCTTTGCAGCTTCCTCAATTTCTGCCCTTGTTTTCTTAATCGCTGCATCAACTTTTCTATCTTGCTCGCCTTTTAAACGTGTTTCAAGTTCTTTCAATGCGTTTGCGTGTTCTTCATTGATTTTGTCAATGTCTGCCTGTGTAAATGTCTTTACGTCTTGATTTTCTTCTGTCATTTCGCTTTCTCCTTTTAGTTTTACTGTCCTATACAGAATGTTAGTTTTACTGTTCTAACAACATACCGTAAATATAGCATAAACAAAAACGGACATAAAATGAAGACAGTGCATCGCCAATATGACAAATGCACCGCCTGTAAATCAACAATATAAGATTTTTAGAGAGGCGGGTTCCCTAAAAGGAAACCCGACAAAAAACAAAAAGCCCTCAATAATGAGAACATTATTATTTCTAACAAAATTATAGCAAATACTAAAATCAATGTCAAGTATTATTAACTAATACTTTTGATTATATCTTGTAAAGTTTTTTCCTTTTTGTCTTCTTCCTTTTTATATATATTTTGTAAAATATTTAAACACATTTTCTCTTGATTTAATGCTTTTCGTGTTTTTGGATACTGATGTATGTCATCAATTTCGCCTAGTACCCACAATAAAGCAAGCATCTTATTCGCACTTTCTTCAATAGGGTCAGGCATATTATTATCCGTTTCTAATTCTTCGTGTTCTTCAAAAAATTCTTTTCTTTTTTTTAATGCTGCCAAAACATCTAAAATTTCCTTTTCAGTTCTCATTGTTTTGTTCCTTTCTCTTGCAAAATTTTTCTATCTTCATACTAATTTCACATCTAAATTTATGTTCTTCTCTTTCTTTTTTTATAAAACCTTTTACTTTTTCCACTTCCCAATCATACAGTTTAAAAGTATGGTTCTTTGCTTTTAATTCAGGTGGTAATTTCTTGCGTGCCATTATTCCTCACTTTCTAATAAAGATTTGTTTTCGTATATGTTGCCAATTACTTCAAAATGCTTTTTATCACATTTACCAATAGCATCTTGAAAAGTTAATTTTCCCCTTAAACCGATTTTTCTTTCTTCTAATTGGTTTGATATAGGTCTATGAAAATATCGACTTGTTTTTAACGCAGGGTACTTAAAACAATCTTGTTCCCAAACCACAACTCTTATATGGTTTGACTTATCGCTAACTATATCACCCTCATAAATCAGTTTGCCGTTCTTGTCTTTAAGTCCTGTGCATTGCATCCAAATATAATCTTCGCAATTATATAATTCTAAATGTGGTAAATCATCATATATTATATTTCTACCGTTCCAAAATCTAAACTTAAATCTATCATTCATCATTCACTCCTTTTGTTCTTACTCTAAAATTCTACAAAATAATTTGCAAAAAGTCAATACTTTTAATCTTCAATTAAATCCTCATTTATAGAACTTTCATCCAAAACGCACGTTGACCTGCAATTCACGTGAAGGGGGCAAAAGTTAACTCCTATCACCGCTTCGCTTATTTTATATCTTTTCCCGTTTGCTTCTTCACAAATTTTAGAAGTCCTGTTATCAATAGTTGCATCTATAAAATAATACTCGTATCCGAGTTCTTTCTTTGCTTGCTTAAAACTTTCCAATAACACTTCACCGTCAACGTGTGCAGACTCCGTTCTTATTAATCTGAAAGCATTGTTAAAACTTTGGTTTGTTGTTTCTGCTAATTCCCCTGCCATACTTTGCATAGATTTCCCTTGCGGTATTCCCTCTTCAAGTATTTCAGTAACCTTTTTGCCGACAAGTTCCCTATCTTTCCAAAGCCGTTCGCTCCAATTCATATTGCCAACCCAATCGGATGACAATATTTTTTCTAACTTTCTGCTTGCAATCTTATCAAAAGCCACATCTAGAGTCTTTTTAAACCTTAAAGCCGTTGTTGCCTGTGATACTTTTGCAATATCTTTAAGTGTTTTATAAATCCCTGCTTCTTGGCCTCTTGTTGCTTCCGTTAATTGTATCTGCAAATCGGTCTGTAATGCTCTTAAACGGTCAATTCTGTATTTTGGTATATCTTGCTTTGCTAACCGTTGCAAAGTTTTATCTTGTGGGTTTTGTTTGGCTTTTAGCCTTAATCGTGCCTTGTATTTTTGAAATTCTGTATATGATATGTTTTCGGCATATTTCCCCTCATCGCCATATTTGTTGTAAAAGTCTTTTATTTGTTTCTCAACGCTATCAAGGTTCTTTTTTAACAGTTTTTTAAGGTTATTAACGCCCATTTCGCTTGTCTTAATAACCTTAATTTTATCCTGTCTTGCTCTTTCGTTCCAATATTCTTGGCTATTCTTCGCCATTGTTATCTTCTAACCCTGCATTGTTATTAAATCCGTATAAATCAGCGTTCTTTTCTGCTTGCTTGTCTAATTCTTCTATTTCTGCTTCAACATCCTCAACAAAAGGTATTTGTTTTAATAATGTTTTTGTTGATACTACATCTTTTAATGCCTGAACCATTTGCAGCATTGCTGAATTATCTGTCGGCAAGTTCTTACTAAATGTGATTACAATATTGTCTAAAAGTGATACATTGCTTTCAAACTGATATTGCAACAAGTGCAATAAGATTTTTAACCTTTGATACAATGCTTTTTCATACTTGGTTGTTTTTGTAATCCAAAGTTGGTTCATTCCCCAAAGTTTGTATTGCATTGCTACGCCTGACTGATTACCACCAAAGGCATCATCTGTTAAATCAGGCACTTGTGCAATCTGAAATATAAATGTTAGCAATCTGTCTATTTGTTGCTTTGTTGCTTCAGGGTTGATGTTTTTAATTATCCATTCCATTTTAGCACCAACCGGCAAGTTAGCAGTCTTAAACTCGTTTATATTTTCTATTTGTTCTTTCGATAATGTGCCACCGCTTGCGCATAATATTGCGTTTGCAATAGACTGTAAATCGTCTGTGTTATTTGATATTACAAGGCTCAAACTGTCTAACAAATCCGTAATACATTGAATGTCTGAAAAAGCATCATCGTTGTTCAAACACTGAATAATAGGTATTGTGCCCATATTATGAGGTTCAACGCTTTCTGTTTTGCTTATTACACCGTTTGAACCGTTAAATATATACAAATTTTCATTATCATACACATAAACCCTTGTTTTTTTTACTTGGTTTTCTGTGTAGTCATACATATAAACCGCTGCAATCGGGTTTTCAAGGATTGTGTTATCTGTTACATAAAAAGTATTTAAAGGACTTAAATATTTTATTCTGATTCTATCCTCTATTTTCTCGCTTCCCTCAACTGCCAAAAGCAATTGGTATGACACACCATAAGTCGCCATATCCCCGCCCTGTTGGAAATCTACCTCATTATCATTACAGTTTTTTAAGATGTATTTTAATTTGTCTAATATTGCCTTTTCTTGCTCATTTTCTGTCGTATATTGAACAGGCACGCCAAAAGTGTATGCCGTTGATACATCAATAATGTATTTTGCCATATTTACATTGATTGAGTAATTCGGTCTGCCAGCGACCGCTCCTTGTTTAACGATTGCATTTTCACCGTCATAATATTGGCCTAACTTAATACGGTTCGGCAATATGTCGTTTTTAAAAGTTGTAATCCAATCTGAAACATTCTTAACGTTAATTTCTGTGCTATCCGCTTGTACTTGATATATCATTTTACAGTTTCTCCCTGTGTTTAGTATAAAATAAACAAAATCGGGCTTATTCTATATATTGTATGTACTCGTTTATATGTTTTCTAAGGTAATCATCCATTTCTAATTCTTTTATTTTTTCGCCTAATTGCCTATGAAACCATTTTAATTGGTCTAAATCACAATTATATCTACAATGTGTAGCACAATAACCGTCTTTTGTCGGCGGTAATTCCCATATAAATAATGCCGACTTGATTTCCTCATCTTTAAAATTTACTTCTTCAACTTCTTTTAGCCATTCCTTAAAATGTTCTTTTCTGTTTTTAAATTCTAATATCTTCATAGTCTTAACCCTTTTATTGCTGAAATTTCATTACCTACTAAATGACGGCATAAACTTGCTGCACTATCGGGAGCGTCATCGTGTTCCGCTTGCTCCGTATAATCTAATATTTGGTTCAAATATTCGTTATCCGTTGTATCAAGCCATTTAATTTGTTTCCATATCCTGTATAAATGCGTTGAAATCTTAATGTATTTATTCATACTTTCAGGATAACTGTATGTAGGTATTCCAAACTCGCTTAATTTATCCGCTAAATATCCCTTATCTGCGTTTCGTTCGCATAACCAAGTGCCTGCTCTGTATTCTTGTGCAAGTGCTAACATATCAGGAATACAATCATTAACGTGTTTATGGTACAACTTGCCAAATGCAACTATGCCCTCGCTTGTTTTTTTCATTATTGTAAATGCGGTGTAATCTTCACCACCATAAGCAGCATCAACGTGGCATAAGCCGTCATAAATGCTTGTAATATCGTCTGTAAATTCAGGGTTTGTAAATAATGCGTTTTCATCTGCAATACATTTCAATTCATAGTTCGCAGCAAATAAACTCGGTGTCATACTTGCTCTTATTTGTTGTATCTGCTCTTTTGTCATCAAGCCTGTATCATAGCAAGTCAATATAGTTTGGTTTGGCATTATTGAGATTGCATCCTCTTTATGCCACTTTGTAGCGGTGTTTATAATTCTACCGCCTCTGTTCCTTACGTTTTGCAATTCCTGATAAACAATCTTTGTAAACTCACGCTTTGCCGTATATAAACGGTCATCTACGTTTACTATATCGTCTGTAAATATCAAGTCGTAGTGTTTACCTGTTATTGAGCCGTTAATACCTTTGCCTAATAACTGCGGTGTTCCTTTGTTTGATATATTCAGGTTTGTATCAATTATTGACTGCGTAAAGGTTTTAAGTTTTAAGTCCATTCCGTATAACTGAAATACTATTGCTTTGAAAATATCTGTTTGTAATATTGAGCCGATACGTTTAACAATTTCGGCAATATCGTCATCAGTTTTACGCATAAACATAATGGATTTATCGGGTTTAATAATCATCAATAAAGCAATAGCAATAGAAACAGAAACAGTTTTATAACTGCCCCTGTGTACTAATAGGGTTTTATCCTCTGTCCCAAACATAAAGGATTTAATCCATTCGTTGTGCATTGGTGTTAATAAATCAAATCCTACTAAATGCCCTATTTTATACGGTTCATTTTTGATTACTTTCAAAATATTCATTGATTTTATTTAATCCTTGTTGAACCTGCATACTGCTATCAAGTTCTACTCTTTGCGTTGGGGTTTGTCCTGAACTATCACGCAAAAACTCCAAAAACTTTTGTATTTTTTCCAATTCTGAATTAGATAAAATTTCCACATCCTCTAATTTTATCTTTACCCATTCAGACATTTGTTTTAATGATAAACCCTGAATATCCCATAAAGCATTTTGAGCAACTTCTTTAAACGCTTCTTTTTTTAATTGTTCTTCTTTTCGTTTAGGTTCGTTTTCTTTTTTCTTTTTACCGCCCTTGCTCCCGTTTTCTCTCGCTGTTTTCTCGGTAAACTTAACTAAATTTGCTTTTTGTTTTTCTGTTATGTTTCTTTTTTTAGGAGTTATTTTTTTATCTTGCATAACGCCTCCTTAATTGAAAGACCTTTACGCAATAAGCGTAAAAGCCTTATATGTATTATAACTCTCTGTTTTAT